TCAACGGTTTTCATGGCAGCAGCGGCGGACATGGTGATTGGTATACTATACTCGGGGAAAAAAATTATTCAAATGAAAGTTTCTCCTTCTCAACATGTTTTTTAAATTTTTTGGTTTTGATTGTTTTTGTTTTAGAGAAAAGCTGCTCATCGTCTGATGAATCATCACTAGAACTGGTATCGGACTCATACTTTTTAAATGAATCGTTTGTGAATGACCATGGTTCTGGATCAGAGCTACTCATTACTATTAATAGCATTTTTTAACATCTGTTCTATCGGACTCTGCGGCACCCAAGAGTCCCAGCGTTCAACAGCTTCATTCATCTGAATGAAGCGGGTGTCTTCTCCTGTGTACTCGACAAAAGGGGGACAATCCTCTGTGGGTACATCCTCGATATCATCTTCGTCGTCCTCCTCCTCATCCTCATAAATTTCAGGGAACATCGTACCAATTCGCTGACCCACATTGTACATCGCACAATACTTCATCGCATATTCCATGTCTTCTGGGAGAATCACGTCTCTCCCACAAGCTTTGCAATATTCGCCTGCGAGTAGCACAGCCTGTTCCATCACAGGAAGCATGATGTCCGTCATACTTTTGATGTACTCCTCCGCCATCTGTTCACCTCCTCCAGTACCGAATCCTGTCTGCATATTCATCTTTAGTATTTAAGAGTAAAAAGAGTTTTTGAGGTTCCCTCACTTACGCGGAGAATGTTGTAATTCACTGCATAGACACGAATCTGTCTCGCATAGTCTGGACACGATGTCAAGTTCATCTTGAGTATCTGTTCCTTGATGAGACTGAAATTCACCTGTCCAGTTGGATACCACTCTTCGGGTTGAAGAGCGAAACTATACGAATAGAACCGCCTGATGAGTTGTGTCTTTGAGTGATGAATCGCCGCCTGGACTGCTTTGAGAAATATGACGTTCCCTGTCTCTTGGGTAATCACATCCTGACCATCTAGTGCAAGCGTGAGATAGTCGAGATTTTCATAGAGGGTATACTTCCCATCTTGAGTCGCTGAGGTATTGTCGTAGTCAAAGGGGGTCACAAAGTTTCCTTCAGAGACACCATCACCCGCTGTACCCTGGCGTTGAATCACAAAGTATAATTCCTTGACTGGATTGACAAAGTCCAATTTGAATGACCCTTCATTAACACCTGCACCCACGTCGAAAGTGTTTTGTTGCACTTGTGTGATGAGGTAGTCTCTATCCGTGTTTTCAATCTTGATACGTTCGATAGGGTCGAGATACACGAGTTCTGTGCAAAGATTGAAATCAATGATACCCGTTTGCTTATCTAAATCACCCAAAGTAATAGCGTCACCGTTGGTTTTAATCACAACATCCGCCTTCTCTCGAATTTTAAACTCAACTTCAACCTCCTGTTCTTTGATGGCGCACAACGGGATGGCAAGTTCTGGGTGATTGTAGAAGTAAAACGGGAGGTCTACAAAAAAGTTTTCATCTTCTGTTGTACCTAAAGTGTTTCGTGCGATGATTTCATTATCGGACACGCGTCGATGTGCCGTGCGTTCGGGAAATTTACCGATGAGCTGTTCGAGAGCGTACTGTTTGGTCTGTGTGACAAAGTGTTCCGAGTAAATCTGGAGATAGTCACTCGTAAGTCTCTGAATCACTTTACCACCGATGATAATATCGACATACTCAATCAGTGCGTGTCCAACAGACTCGATGTAGCATGCACTAGGCGTCACGAGCTCTGGGAGTTTGAGTTTCAGACTGAGTGTCTTCAACAAGTCGCCCTGATTCTGAGGAATTTTGAATCGCACCTTTTTACCAAAGTCGGCTGCATTTTCTGGATCCAAATCTACAAATTGCACTGAAAAATTTGAGTGTTTTTTGAAACTTTCTATGAAATGACTGTAATCTGGGTCGAGAGTGAAAAACTTCTCTTGAGGTCCAGACGTTGTCAGTTGAATCTGTCCAGCCATTACTATTATATTCACCTAAAATTTTAATCCTGCTAAACCACTCTCGACGCGCAACACGTTGTAATTGACGGCATAGACTCGTGTGTTGTTGTCGTCCACGGAATTGATTGGATTAATTTCAATCGTGAAGAGTTTGTGTGAGATACGACTCATGTTTACTTGTCCAGTTGGATAGGGCATCTCGGGTTTGAGAGAGAATGAGTACATCCCAAATTTAGCGGTATTGGCTGCTGATGGAGCACCGACATGGTGTTTCAAGGCTTGCTCATATGCCAGGAAAAGGCCATTTCTATTGAACACGACTTCATTATTGAAACGAAGCTCTGCATTAACTATGGTGTTGTAATAATTTGGGTCGTTGTCTCGAACAGCTTCCTCGGATTGAGACACAAAGAAAAGTTCCTTGACTGGGTGTTGAAAGTTTAGCATCACAGACTTTTTCGTTTCACCAGCTTTCATCTTAAACTGTGCCAACTGCACCTGTGTGATGACGTAGTCCATTGGTCTCGACATCAGGAAACCAGTTTCTTCGGGTGTGAGATACACAAACTCTGTGTCGATGGAAAACTTTTGAATGGATGCACTGATGTTACTCGGAGCACCGTAATATATGAGTTCACTGAGTGGTCTCAACTTGACCCTCACTTCTACGAGTTGTTTTGTCAGGGCACAGGTGGGGATAGCCAGACTGGGATTCCTGTAAAAATAGAACGGAAGGTCTAAAAAGTATGTGTATGTTCCTGTATACGACAGAAAGTTTCCGTGACCATTCAGGAAATAGAGGGTCTGGTTTGTATCATCATTCGTATTGTGCAGTTGCTGGTGCATGTAAATGTACTCACCTGTAATCTTTTCGATAGGTTGACCACCGATGAAAAGTTCGGCATGTTCAATGAGATGTGACATAATCGAAGTCGACCAGACATTCACAGTTGGATTTGGGTCTGTGAGTGTCACTTTGAGTGTCATATTCCTGACGAGGTCACCCTTATCGTTTGGAATTTTACATGTCAACGTGTTCCCAAAGTCTATGTCTCCATTGAACTGACTCTCTACAAAGTCAAATGCAAATTTGGAATGTCTCTTGAAGTTCATGAGAAAGTAAGAAAACTGTGGTTCACCAGTGAGCCATTGATCCTGGACTCCAGTGGCGGCGAGTCTCAGGCGACCAGCCATTCCTACTCTATATGAGTAAAATTTTGGTAAATAAAACGAGCCACTACAGTAGAATGAATCTTCAGCTGAAGAAATTCAACCCCGCTACGATTTCGGACGATAGAGTGTGTGTGTTCATCGGAAAACGTAACACAGGTAAGTCGACACTCGTGAAGGATATCATGTTTCACAAGAAACACCTTCCAGCGGGTATCGTGCTGTCGGGTACAGAGGAGGGAAATCACTTTTATTCCGATTTCATCCCAGACCTGTTCATCTACGGTGACTACGACAGAGACGCAATAGAGCGGGTGATGGCGAGGCAAAGAAAATTGGTGGGTGTGGGAAAGAATAATTGCGGAGCTTTCATGCTTTTAGATGACTGTATGTATGACTCAAAGTTCCTGAAGGATACGTGCATTCGTCAATGTTTCATGAATGGTCGTCACTGGAAGATTTTCTTCATGTTGACGATGCAGTATGTGATGGACCTCCCCCCAGCCCTCCGCGCAAACGTCGACTATGTCTTCATCCTCAGGGAAAACATCATCCAGAATAGAGAAAAGTTGTACAAATCCTTCTTTGGCATCTTTCCCTCTTTCGATATGTTCTGTAAAGTGATGGACGCATGCACAGAAAACTATGAATGTCTCGTGTTGGACAATACAGTAAAGTCCAACAAGATACAGGATTGTGTGTTTTGGTACAAGGCGACAATCAGGAAAAACTTCAGGGTTGGTGGTCCAGACCTTTGGCGTCTGCACAAGAAGATGTACAACCCTAAGCACTTGGAACAGAAAGAGGATGACGCTAAGAAGGCGACGAAGAAGACAAACCTCAAAATTACAAAGACGCGTTGAGTATTGAATTCAAAAACATGTGACTATACTAAATGGCTTCAGACCAAGTGAATACCATGAATTTGGCCGATGATGGTGAGGGGATGGTTCCCCTCAATGATAACCCATCTGTGTCATTTACACCTGAAAAAAATGTGAGACAAAGTAAAGAGACGATGGACTCCACTCCCATTAACGATATTATGATGGAACCCCCCATGATGACTGATGAGCCCAAGATGCAGGGTATGATGCCCCAGATGACCGCTCCTCAGCCCCAGGGTGCGTACCCTTCTCCCCAGCAGGCGCAGGAGCCCGCTAAGAAGAACCCTCTCAACCTCACCGACGACCAGCTCATTGCCCTCATCGCGGGTGTGTGTGCTGCGGCGGCGGTGAGCAAGCCCGTGCAAGACCGTCTGGCGACTTCTATCCCCAAGTTCCTTAACGAACAAGGGGGTAGGAGCATGGTTGGTCTCGCTGCCACTGGTGCCGTGGCGGCGGTTGTTTTCTACTTCATCAAGGACTACATCGTCAAGCCTTAAACGGGTCTTTCCCAACCCATATTGCTATAGATTGAGGTATCGATACCCGCATAATACGTAATCAACGCACCAGCTGCGAATGTCCCCATGAGTAAGAAACTCGTCTTCAGTTTCTTACTTTTGTCAGCAGTAGAACTCTTGATACCCTCCTTCGTCTCCTTCGAAACCGTGTTGATGGCGAAGGTTAGCAGCAAGGCAATCAGGGTCGTAGACAGGAAAAAGAGACGGTCAACCGCCAGGCGTGGGATGCTTCCAACTACCAGACGGAGAACGTTGGGAATGACGAGGGTTAACCAAATCAGGTTGACATAGTAGTTATCCACCTGCTGGGGAACGAGTGTTACACCGTAGATGGCTATCCAGTAGGCGATAGCCATCAACAAAAAACTCAGGGGTGTTTTCATTTAAAGTAGACAGAGATTATTTATCCTGAATGTGCTGACCACAGAACTTGGTCTTATCTGGTATCTGTTGGTAGATGCCCAACTCTACACAGATGTTACGAAGTTCGATGTAGTTGTCCCAAAATTGTTGAGAGTGTGAGTACTCCTTAACTGTGCAATGTGCCAGTTCATGGATAAGGACATGGAAGATTTCATTGGTGTTACCATCCAAACACACGACAATCTCACCACCCTTGTTCGTGTTCGAACCCACCGAACCCTCCATCCGTTTCATACCCGTAATTGGAATGCAACGGTACAACATGCGGTACTTTTCATTCTTGGTCTCCTTTAGGTGTTCCCTGAGAACTTTGTACTTTTCTTTGACTTCCACGAGTTCCCGAGGTTGCTGGGTCTGCTGAAGAAGCCACAAATTGGCGAGGATGAGTAAAGCCAAAACAATCATCTGTTATAAACAAAGATAAATTTGCTATACAACTCTGAGATGGGATTTCCTGTTAACCCCTCCCAAAGGTGTAGTCTAAAACCAAGGTCTTCTAGGTGAGTCACCAGATGGTCTTTGTATGCCACTGGTTCAGGTTTGGGTCCATCGACATAGTATGGTGTATCCACCAGATTTACCCACAACTTTTCACCAAATCCCCCGTTGCCATGGTCACGCATCTTGAAAAAGTTTCCACTCTCGTCTTGATAGGGTGTATTGAAAAATATCTTTTCAGAATCTGGTATGATACCTATGAGGGTACCGCCATTTTTCACACGTTTCTTGATTTCACGTATCGAACTGAAGAAAAGTTCCTTGGAGGCAAAGATGTAGTGAAGTGAAAAATTGAAACACACGACATCAAACTTTCTGTTTGGACACTTGTGAATGTCACCCTCATAGAAGTTGACACGCATGTGCATATTTTTGGCTCGAGACCGCGCCTCCTCAAGTGCCACGGGGACTGGGTCACACATGTTTATGTTTGCTCCACACTTGTGCCATTTTTGAAGGTCACCTCCGAAACCACACCCGACATCGAGAATGTGATACCCCTTCTGTGTCACGGATTGTATCAACTCTCTCTTGGCGTCGTTGTGGTTCTTTCGAATCTCTTCCATATTTGATGATGAGGTTAAAACTTTAATGTGAAATCAAAACATGAAACCTTTTATCAAATGGGTTGGTGGTAAATCACAGATTTTGAGTGATGTCTTAGGTTCATTTCCTACAAAAATTAGGGATTATCACGAAGTGTTCGTTGGTGGTGGAAGTGTTCTCTTGAGCATCCTCTCCCAGGGTCTCGCCACAGGTAAAGTATGTGCCTACGACCTTAATGGGTCTCTCATCGAACTATATAAGAACATCCAGACAAGTCCTGAAGTTGTACATAAACACCTCAAGAAGCTCTTCACAGAATATGATGCATGTAAAGGCTCTGATGTTAATCGCTCACCGAAGACCCTTTCTGAGGCGAAACAGTCCAAAGAAAATTACTATTACTGGACTCGTCAGAAGTTCAACACCAAGAAGGATGAGACCCCCGAGCGGTCAGCGATGTTTATGTTTTTGAACAAGACGTGTTTCAGAGGTGTGTATAGGGAGGGTCCAAACGGGTTCAACGTACCTTACGGTCACTACAAGACGACACCCACACTCGTGACACTCGACGAACTTATGGGTGTGAGTGAACTCATCAGGAATGTGGAGTTTAGGCAATGTGACTTCAGGGAGGCATTCAAGAATGTGGGTAAGGGTGACTTTGTGTACCTCGACCCACCTTATGCACCAGAGACGAAAACATCTTTCGTGGGATACACAAAAGATGGCTTCGGATTGAAAGACCATGAGGATTTATTTGAATTAACTAAGAATTCAGGGGCAGACTTTGTCATGAGCAACGCAAAGGTTGATTTGGTGACAGAGGCATTCTCAAATTACAACATTAAGGAACTACAAGCAAGGCGCGCGATACATTCAAAGAAACCTGACTCTACGACGACTGAAGTACTTGTTTCGTCATCCACTCAAAAATAACGTCTTCATCGACACTGTAGAAAGCTGGGTAAATCGTCCATTTGTCATTATTTTTCTGGATATGAATCCTCCATTTGGCTCCAACCTGTTTCGCGAAAAATACTGGAATCCCAAATTTTTCGTTAAACGCAATAGGAATTTGATACTTCTTCTGTTTGAACCACCAGTGGTTCACGATGAACATGAGATGTACATTCTCCACGCTGGGGTACAACTGCTTGTACTCCTCAAGTAGGCATGGCCCCGCGCGAAGCTTTTCGTCGACAGAACCTGTGACAATCTGGTGCTTACACTCGATGATAAAGAGTGTCTTCTTGTCATCACTTATGAGAGCGCCGTCAGGTTTCTTCTTATGTTCCCATTGTGGGTCTTTGAGGTCTTTCATAAACTCGACAAATTGGTCTTGATGAACATATGTGAATCGCGTACCACCGATGTCACGTGTTCCAGTGGGTCGAAAACACTCCTCAAAGGGTTTTCCACTCGCATTGGTGTTCGCACCTCCTGTACCACCTGTCTTCATTATGGGATGATATGATTGATTTCTTTAGGCTCGACGCGCTCACTAAGGTTCCAGTTCCACAAATAGTAATACACGAATCCAGTCCCTTTAAGAAATTTCAACTTTTCTAAAGAGTCTGTATCAACCCCAACATCAAGGGTATTGAAGACGTCATATCCCAAATTCTTCGCGAGGAGAAAGGCGTCGTTGTAGACATCACCCACGATATGAAATTTGTACACCTGTCTAACGCTATCGGTACCATCAACACGGTCGTACAGTACATCATAGAATGAAATGAAGTCATCTGTCGTGTCGTTTACGTACGAATGAACTGGAAGAAGCCATGTCTTCACATAGGTCTCATCTATGATAGGTGCGACTTTGAACTTAGACATATGTTCCTGAAGAAGTCGAGTCACCTTTGGTACATCTTCTGGGGTCATCTTTCTCCACAGACATTTGCATGGACCCCGCACTTCATAGTAACTTTCACGAAGTCGATTTGTTTGGTGAAATCCAGTCTTCACTAAACGCTTAACATTTAGAAAACGATGCCAATAGTGTGCCTTGGTTATAGGTGTAGGAATCTTAGCCTGTGCAGTATAAATCGCTTGCCATACCCCCTTCCTATTGGCGCGACGCTTAATTTCAGTGATGAGTATCGGAGCAAAATTCATATTCCTATACCCCTTATGAACACATAGATAGGAAATCTGTACCATGTTCACAGATTCCGTTTCGACACGCATAGTCACTGGTGCACTCGAGATATATCCTACGAGTTCGTTTGTATCACATTGGCGAATAGCCACACTATCATTTACTGACCACTTCAGGTTATCGACAGTGTATCCCATACGGAACGTGTCATTTCCAACGTAGTACGCATTTAGGAAGGTACAAGCTTCTTTGAGACTGCACGATGACCACACAAAACCTTCTGGAAGTTTCGTAGTCTTCTTTGAAGTTTCACGTGTGTCTTCGATTTCACCTGAACCGACCCCTTCTCGTGGTACGGGTTGCTTATCCCAAAATGGATGCATGTTACATTAACATTGGCTTAAAGTTTTAACTACTAAAATAGTCATAATGTCTCTCGAAACTGACTACACCACCGTACCTGGACAAATCTACGCGTGCCTC